GGTGGTGGTCTCCAGCATGTCGGTCGTGTTCGCGATACCGGACACGCTGTCCACGTACGCACTGATGTCGGTGAGAGTTCCGGCGGCGTTGTCCAGTTTGAACACCGACGCTTTCGCGGCTACAAATGCCATGTTTGGTCCTTTACTTTCGGGCTAGTGATACTTGCGCGGTGAATGATGGGGTGGTGCCGGCGACCGTGAACACGGCGCGCGTGTAACGGTTCACCGTACCAGCCACCGTCACCGTTTCGGACGTTGCCGCCGTTGCGGTTGTGAACGTCGCGATGGTGCTCCACGTGCTGTTGTTCGTGGAATGTTGAACAGTGACCGCCAATGTCGGCGTGGTGCCCGATGCGGCGGTCACGTGAAGGTTGATAACCGCACCGTTCGACGACGCGGCACCGTTGTCAACCGACGTGCCGTTCGTGGTGGTCGAATAGGCAGTGAGGTCGGACAGGGATCGGCCGACGGCCGGCTTGTCGGCCGGTTGCATCGCCATCGTGAACGTCACCAAATCGGCGACGGTGCCGGCGACTTCGTAGGTTCCGGCCTTCACCGGCAGCACCCACACCGAATTGCCAACCGCGAAACCTTCCGGGGCGACCGATACCGGCGTCGTCGAACTGGCGGCGATAGCGGCGGTGATGTTCGCCCAAACGTCGCCGGCGGTAGTGGTGCTATCGAACAGCCCGTCCACGTTCAGCGCGTAATCAGTCTCGCCGGCGATAAACGCCTTCGAGGTGTCCGCAAGGGTGGTGACGTCGAGCATGTCGGCCGTGAATGACGGGCCGACAGACTTCAGGTAGGCGGCTAGCGGGTTCGTCCCGTAGATCAGCCGGGTTTGGTTCGAGTTCACAAATGCCATAGTTAGTCCTTTATGCGTACACGGATACGATGAAGTCGACGGCCAACAGTGACGTGCCGTCGGCACGTTCGAGCGTTCCGATATTCTGCGCGGTTTGCACCCGGCACGCCATCGCAACACCACCCAACGTCGGGTCGGATTCCAGCGCCGCCTTCACCGACTGCGAACCCGTACCCGCCACGTATGTTTCCAGTTTCGTTTGCGCTGTCCGATCATCGGCGCGCCCCACTACTACCGTCACGATAAATTCGAACTCGTCCGAACCGCGGGCCATCGTCGAATCAAACGACACCCGGTCAATACGCACCGTCGCCGACGGGTGTTGCGGGTTATCGGGCACCAATTCGTACACGCGTAGGTTCGCGATAGAACCTAACGCCGTCGCGATGCCGGCCCGTAACGTCGACAGTGCGGCCGGCATGTCAGACCGCCGTCAAACGGTACGGGCTAATCATGGCGGCAACGTCGGGGTCGATGCGGCGCACAACGATCGCACCTAGATCGCCGAACCCGGCGACACCTAGCGGCGAATCGTATCGTTTGAACTGTCGCGACGCGAGTAGAACCGTAGCCTCGCGAATCGCGTCGGGCACCGAAGGCCACCCCCAACGGGCGGTCACTTCGATCAGATTGCGACCGTTCGCGGCGACGGGGAACCCGCGGTCGAGTGCGCGGATAAGTGTCAGCGGTTCGCCCTGCACGATCGCGTTCGACGGTTCCAGTTGATAATCCACCCCGACCGTCAGTGTCGTTTCGAATGTTCCGTCGGCGTCGTCGTCGACCTTCACCACTAACCCCGTCGCGGTCCCGATGTCGTCGAGGATCAACATGTCAGCACGGCCGACCGCATAGGTGCGCGCCGTGGTCGACCCGTCGAGATAGAACCGCCGCGAACATTCGCCGTCGATGCGACGCGACGCCGCTTCGACCGAGTTCTCCAGCAACGTGTCGTCGAGCGCGTCAGTGATTCGTAGCGCCGCCTTCACTTCGTTCAGTGTGCAGTAGCCGTTCGTGATTGCCATTAGTCGCTCACAAGTTTGGAAACGGTGCACGTGCCGCTGTTCGCGATTACGTACAACGCGGAACCGGCGGGCATCGTAAAGTGAATGTCGCGCCCACCGTCGAAGATATAGCCGGTGCTGGTGGTCACGCCCGACGGTCCGAGGCACACGTGTTGGCCGGCACCAATGTCGGCGGCGACAAGAATGTCGCACCCGTCGGCGTCGGTTTGGTGAAGTAGAACCGCGGACGTGCTGTTTGCGGTTACTTGTCCGGCGGTTAGTGCCACGGTCAGACCTTGCGCGGTCTGCCCGGTTTACGTGTTGCGGTTTCCACCACCGGGTCCACCGCCGCCGTTTCGAGCACGTCGGCCGGCGCATCGTCGCACGGTTCCGCGTATTTGTTCGCGATCATGTCAGCGGCCACGTGGTCGGCGAGTGTGATACACCCGCCACGCTCCGGCCACTGTTGGTTGTCGATTGTTCCGGTCATGTTGACCAACATGCGCACGCGCATCGTTTGCTCCCTATTTGTTTGAAGAATCGAAGGTGCACCCCGACCGATCCAAAGAACCGGTCGGGGTGCCGCCCGTCGAGGTCATCCGATCAGGATGCGCCACCGACGAAACACTTCACGGCGCCGGTCTGATCGACCAAATCGCCGTCGGTGCGCAACGTCACGCGGAAGGTACGCACGCTGTAGTCGAACGCGAAGTCATCGGACACCGCGACTTCGATTCCGTTCACCTCGCGAATGAAGTACGAGGGAAGGTGACCGAACAGCACCGACTTCGCGGACAGCGCCGGCGATGCAACGCTGTCGTTGATATGCACGGGGAAACCGAGCAACGTGTCGGCGACACCGTTCAGACCGGGGGCGAACAGGTACTGGTTCGTGGTGTCCTTCAACTTGCGGGCGGCCGACATCGCGGTGCTGTTCATCATCCACGCAACGCCCGGCTGGGCCTTGTAGGTGGAAGAAACCGAGTAGTTCAGGTCGATCAGGTTGTCGGCGGTGAACGCGCCGGTGACGCCGGTGCCACCGGTGACGCCGGTGGTGGCGCGGGTGACGATTCCGTACGGCTTCGAAGAACCGTCGCCGGTGGTCATGTGTCCGCGGGTGGCGACGCCGATCGCGATACCAGCCTGACGTGCGAGGAATCCGGCGACGTCGACGGTGGCGTCCTGCGCCAGTTCGTTCGACATCTGCACCAACACCACGTACTTGTAAGCACCGAGGGTGGTGGTCGCCAACGTCGGGTCCGACGCCGATGCCTGCGAACCTTCGCCGACGATCGAGGCCGTCGAGAACGCGGTCGACTTCGGAATGGCGAGACTGTCGCCACTGTTGGTGGTCAGCACGGTCGCGTAGTTGCGCACGATGTTCGCCTGCACCAAATGTTCGACGATGCGGTCATACACCGACGACGGCACCATCGTCGCGGATGACTTCGTGATCGCACGCTTTTCGAATCGGGCGTTGCGAATCTCGCCGGACAACAGGCGGCGCACCGTCACGTCGTCGGCGTCGGCGTCGGCCTTCACTTCGCCGCCGAGGTTGGCGGCGACGCCGGCGCGGGCGCGGCTTTCTTCGATGTCGCGGGCGCGCTGTTCAGCGTCGAGAATCGACTTGATGCGGGCGTCCTTCGCGTCGAGTTCGGTGTTGATGCGGTCGAAGGTTTGTGCTTCTTCCGCGGTGAGGTCGCGGGCTTCAGCGGCGGCGACGTCGAGCACGGCCTTCGCCTGCTCCCACGCCTTCGCGCGTTCCTCCGCGAGGTTCTTCACAAAATCGGACATTTCGTTTTCCCTTTCAGGGTTTGTTGATTGTTGGGGGTGATGGTTCCGGGTGGTGACTAGCCGCCGTGGTTCACCGCCTAACAGCGGGTCCGGGTGCGTGTTCCGAGCCGTAGGTTTCGCCGTTTCCGGCGTGTCACACCTTGCGCGCATAGTGCGCACTGATGCGACGCGCTAACGGTACGGGCAGCGACGGTTGTTGTGTGCGATTGCTAACCGCGTCACTGTCGGCCACTTCCACCGTCGCCGGTGTTTCGGTTTCGTCGGTGCTGCGCACCGTCGCGCCGGCGGTCGCCGGATATGCGGGGAACCCGGTCACCACGGAAACTTCGTGGAGGATGACTTCGCGCAACTCGCGGCTCGTTCCGTCGGCCGACCACGAGTCGCCGCCACGCGGAACCGAGAACCCGAACGACATGCTGTGCACGTCGCCGCGCTGCATGAGAATCGAAAGGTCGCGCGCATAGGTGGTGTCGGGGAAGTCGCCCTCCACGTATAGGCCGCGGACGTCCTCGCGTAGCGTGAGAGTTCCCGAACGTGTCGAACCCAGCACCATGTCGGCGTTATGGTTTACGTACATGCGAACTTCGCGGCCGGTGGCGAGTGTGCGCCGAAACGCGCCCGCCCTAATCGTTTCGGTGAACGGCAACGGTTCCGACGGCGACCCGAACACGGCCGCATATCCGCGGAACCGCATCGGCAAACCGGGTCCACCTTCGCGAATCTCCACGTTCCCGACCGACACCACACGGAATTCGACGTCGCGGCCGCCGACCTTACGGCGCTCCAGTTCCAGCGCCGAATACCGGACACCACCTTCGGCCATGTCGTCGGCCATATCGTCGTCCGGCGTGTTC